TCCGAAAATCCTTCTGCGATCTGCATCTTGATCTTCAACAACAATTTGCCGTTAAAAACTTTTTCCCTTTTCAATTCGTCTTCTTCGGCTTTCTTTGCATCATAACCTTCATCCAGTTTCTTGATCCTTTCCAATTCTTTGCTGTTGCCCTGATCATTCAAACCACCGACTGGCAAAACATTATCGGGCAGATAAAAAGACCAACCGCCTTTGATCGGAGGCATATTCTCTTTATGCCTGACTTCATTGATCAAAGTGTAATTGTTTTTAATGCCTGCCTCATATTCCTTCAAAGTTATTTCTCTGTTTTCAGGCGTGGGATCTACAAAACCAAAGAAAAGATTTTCGCCAAATTCAGGTATGATCAACATTTCATTCATCTTATCAATCAACCTTTGCATTTCAGGCTTGATTGTTTCAGACAGGAAAACAAACATGGCAGTTTCAGAATTCGCCCGGTTGACATCATCAACAATAGCGACAATTGGCTTCGGAACTTTGAAAGCGACCAAAATATCATCTCTTGTAAACCGCATTGACTGAATATAATCAATTTCTCTCTGTGTCAACGACACCTGCTGATATTCCATGCCGCCTTCAAGAACTGCAATCTTTGAATTCCTGCCGACACCTTGATGTCGCATATCCCAACTTTCTTTGATCTCTGCTCTCTGGCCTTCGGAAATGTTGCCCTGAATTTTCAAGATGCCGTCAGGCCGGGCATTGTTCAAAAAGAAATCCCTCTGATACTTTGACGCAAATTCTTCAGTGTCAATCCGAACCGCTGTCGGTTTCAAGGGCGACATGCCAAGATGCTGATCAAGCGGCGAAGGATATTTGAAATGCACAATGTCATCAGTGTCAAATAATTCTTTCGTGCCGTCATTCTTTAATAGCTCATATCTTTTAATGAATTCAACAGGATCTTTGACAATCGTGATTTTGTCTGGCCGCAAATTCCAAAGCTCAACAACCTGCTTGCTGTTGTTCCTGACTTTATACCAAAAAGCATTACCTGCCAGTTTAAGATTGATGATTGTCGTTTCAAGAAATTCAGTTTTTGTCTGAAACGGATTGACTTTATAAATCAAATCAAGAGCTGGGTGTGAAACCAACTCTTTAACATCACCTTTTGAATTCAGGATCTGATAAAGCTGAATGTCAATTGATCCGATCTTCTCTGCAATCTTTGAAACACAAGCATAAACATATAAAGACTTTTCATAAGTTTCAAGATATTTCGTGTCAGCCCATTCTTTGCCGATCAATCTCGCTAAGCCTTCAATGGTGACATTCGCCTTTTGCCTGAAACCCTGAACGAATTTTGAAAAGATTGACATATTATTTTTATTATAGCACTTATTAAAAAGTAGTCACTCTCGGCACGGGCATCTTTCTCATCTGCCAAGCGATTGTCCTTGCAAACACAGTGTCATCATGTCTGTCAGAAGAATGAGAAGGACGATTGTCGCTGTTATAAAACATATTTTTTGCTTCTTCTTCGGCGTCCTTGTAGGTTTCAATCAGATCTTCTTTTCTGTATGCTTCTTCAAGATCTGTAATCATGATCGGCCTGTTTGCGGCTGTCGTGTTCCACTCGGAAAACACAACCCCCAACTCTCTCAACTTATTGACATGTGCCACACCAACGCCCTGCTTCTCTACCCCCAACATTATATCATACTCCTTGCAAATATTCGCCACCCTTTGATCAAAGATCTCAATCGGCTCGTCAGACTTCAACTGCAAGGCAACATGCGGCCTGACTGCCTCAACGCCTTTTTCAGGATCTGCTTCAATCTTCCTCGCATCAATAACCGCAAAACAGTGATTATCGCCGCCGTGAATACCCTCTGCACAATCCAAACCGCCATAATAACGAACCCCCTTTTGAAGCGGCTTTCTCATTGACTCTCTCAAAGTAATATCCCGAAACACCGGACGACCTGATTGCAGAAAACACGAAACATCATCTTCGGGATATTCCTGTTGAAACCACTGACCACGATCAAAAACTTTATACCTTCGCCATTTTATTTGACCTGCTGTCAAATCAACTTTCCATTCTTTCTTTGCTCTGAAAATCAGTTCTTTTTCTTCATCAGTCAAAACAAAATCCTTTTCAGGGATCAAAAACATTTCTTGAATAGGATCGGACAATCCCAAAATATCTTCATGTGTCATATTTTCAACAGAGTATTCATCATCAATGAACCAAGGAATGAAGATCGCAGTATAGGGCGTTTTTCCTGCTTTTGTCCTTTCCCAAAGATCCTTGAAATCGCCAGATCCGTTTGCAGTCGTTTCACAATTTATCTCGCCGTATTCTGCCGCTTCAGAAATGCCATTCAGGATCTTCATCATATCAGGATAAAAAGAAATCTCTGACAAGTGGGCTCTATCTATTGTGTCGCCTCTGCCGAACGCTCTCTGCCCGGCCGTGCCAATGTAATAATAAGATCCCCGTTTTGGAAAAGAAATCTCTGATTTGTTTTCAATAGCAACTACCGGCTTGATTGTCATGTGATCAATAAAAAACTTTACACGCCTAAACAATCTTTGCGTTGACTCTTTCTCATGTGAAATGACAACAGCGTTTGTCGGTTTTTCAATGCAGTCAAGTAATTGATCGCCGTCAATCCAAGTCGTCATGCCCTTCTGCCTTGGCTTCAAAATCAAGTTTTTCCTTCTTCGCAAACTTTGATAATAAAGCTGTGCAGAATTAGCTTTTAACCTGATTGTCTGCCCCCTTTTGTTCTTGATCCAAAGAAGGCTCTCCATTAACTGCACCCTGTTCAGGTTTTGCAACATTGTTTTCTTCTGCTAATTTTTCTTCAACTTTTTCATCTGGCTTTTCTTCTTTCTTAGCTTCGTCAAACAGATCTTCAAGCGTCCTCTGATCCTTAATAAAGTTTTCAATCTTCTGTCTGTATTTCGGGCTGACCCTTGAAAGATGAAACAGAACAGCTTTAAGGTTGCCCCCAACAATCTTTTGTTTCAGTTTATCCTCACTGTAATCAATAAGTTGTTCATTAACCTTTTCAACCGCTGTCTTAAAATCAGGATCATTTTCAATCCAGTCGTAATAAGTCGTCCTGCTCATTGAAGTCTTTTGACAAGCCGCTGTGATTATTCCCATTGACGCAGAAAAGGCTTCCAAAAAAGCTTTCTTATTCCGTGTCGTCCTTTCCTGTTCTTCTCGTTCAGCTTTTTTTTTGGCTTCCTCTTCTCTCTGCCGTATCAGTTCAGGATTTTCTATGCTATCAATGTTCAGTTTGTCGGTTTTTTTATCCATAGTTATGCTTATTTTATTTGAGCGGCTATCTGGGAATTGAACCCGATTGTTTGGTGTGGAACACCAACGCATCACCGTCAATGCTTTAGCCGCTTAAAACTCTTCTTCAAAATCGTCTATGCCAAGATCCTTTTCAAACTCGTCATCTTCTTCCTCTTCCGCTTGATCAGCCTCTCTCTCTGCCTCATGACATTCGCACTTGCAAGCAGGATCAAAACACAAATAGCAATTTTCATCAAGACATTCTTTTGTGATCATATTTTTTGCAATCGCCGCAAATTTCCTGATCTTTCTTTTTACTCCTTTTCTGTTTATGGCAGACCCTACACACAAACTTCTGCTTCTTGTTTGATGACATTCTTCGGACAAGGACTTGTTAATTTAACGACCTTTATTCTTGTTTGTTTATCCAATGGCATCAGATACTTCATTTTACCACAGCCTACAACTTTCTTTGCGTTCGGATCAAGCTTCTTTCTGATGAATTCAATTGAGCTTGTGTTATAAATGCTGTTCAATGTTCTCCTGTGCCTTAATCTTCCCTTAACGATTATACCTCTGTCTTTGGCACAAATTTTCTCAAACAGCCAACCACCTGCCTGATAAATCTTTCCTTCGTGTCCACGATCAAGATCTGCATAGCTTATAACAAGCTTCAAGCCTGGGTTTGATTTTTTCAAAAGCTTCAAACTTATGGCGACAATTCTGCTAACTGGCGTTTCATGGCTTTGCATCGCAATCCTTGTCAATTCGCAGACTTCTTCCTGCTTCAATCCGTAAGGATCTGCAATGTGTCTGTTCGCCCCAAGAGAAAAGATCACTACCCCCTTGAACTTTCCACTTTCCCAAACTCCAAACTTGACTGACTTTGCTGACGGCATTGATTTTGAATAGTGCCAATGCTCAACTGCGAATTTCGCTGACTCAAATGTTGCAAATGATATTTTAAGATTTGCCGGCATCTTTTGGCTTCATGAATTTCTTTGACTTTGGAAACTGAACTGAAAATCTTTTCCTCCTTTTATTGACCATTTCCCTGATTTCCCGATGAAGAATGTTTTTCTTTTTCGTGTAATCACGAAACTGTTTTTTCTTTTTTATGGCTTTTTTTGTTTTCATAGTTCTCTAATAATTATATCATGAAACTAACTGTCAATCATTTCTTCTGGGGGATAAATTCAGCGCCGCATTCGGGGCATTTTACAGGATTTTTCTGATCAAGCCTCCCCTGATCTTCTGAAGATCCTTCGGGAAAGTTTTTTTCTGCGGCGAAAATATCATCAAGCTCTTTCTCTGAAAAACCGACATCTTGAAGCATTGATTTATCTATTTGTGCCAACAATTCAAGATCCCATTCACCGATATTCTTATTCAATCGCAAATTAAGTTCTTTTTCTTTCTCAAGTTCAGGAATGTTCAGAAAAACAACAGGCACTTCATCAATGCCGAGTTTCTTCGCAATCTTTAATCTTGCGTGGCCGCCAATGACAATGTTCTTTCTTTCCTTCGCCGAATTTACAATCAAGGGATCTACCAAACCAAACCGCCTAACGCTTTCCTCAACATCTTTCAAGACATCTTCTTCAAGCTTTCTCGGATTATAATCGGCAAACTTCAAAGAACTTGCTTTGACATATTCAATTTTAAGATCCGCAATCTGCATTTTATTTGATAAGTTTTTTCAACAGATTGATCGTTGTGTCAAGAGCCAAAATGACACGATCCCTTATCTGATAAACAATAATCTGCAAGGTGTTAATCCTCATTTCCTGATCGGCCTGTCTAATTTTCATTTGTTCAAACTGTAATTCAAACGGCAGAAAATCAGAAGCACCAAAGTTCGCAATCTGTTGCCTTGCCTCAATTAACTTAACTCTTTCTTCAAGAGATCTGTTCAACCTTTCCAATTCAACAACTCTGATTTCAAGAGCTTTCAATTCTGACTGTTTCACAAACCTATCATTTGGATCTTGAGAAACAACGGCAAAAACACTTGAAGCCGAAAAGACAAAGAACAAAAGAGCAAACAAAATCTTTTTCATTTATTTTCTTCTTTATATTTAATGTTTATTTTTTCAATGCCAAAAGTAATGCAAAGCAGTTGCAAAGATTTGACCACCGCATTGACTGCGGCTACCTGCATTTTATCATTGACTGGCAAACCTTCACTGAATTTTATATCAACGACATTGTTTTTCACTTCTTCAATCGGCTTCATGAATTCTTGTGCTTGGATCTTCTCAAACTTATACGGCTGTTTCATCAATGCCAAAGCTTGAACAACCTGCTGTGCCAAAAACTTAAAATCATCTTCAGTCTTCCTGAATTTTTTGTCGCTTTCTTCTTTCTGAAGATCCTGCCTTTTGGCAATTTTGATAATCAGGTTTTTGTCTTTTTGAGTAAAGCCTGTTGTCATACTGGTTTCATAAATTCGTTAGGCCGTTTGGTGACAATAATATCACCTTGATTATATTGTCTGCCTTCAAATTCAATCGCTGTCGTGGCAAAGA